CGCTTACATACAGGCGGGTTATCCAAAGCCCAACGTCAGTTACATAGAGGACACGGACGAGACGATTTTCACCAACTATCAGGATGCACCGGCGGGACCGGACAGGGTGTTGTTGGGCGTGAAGATAGATGACTTTACAGGGACGACATTTGCCACCGCGACAGGTTATATCACGGAGGCGTACATTCCCGATGGTGTCACCGTCATCGCGCAGAGAGCGTTTGCAAGTTTAACAGGTCTTGTCTCAGTGCGCATTCCCGATGGTGTCACCGCCATCGGACAGAGAGCGTTTCAAAGCTGCCCAAAACTTGCATACATTAGCATACCTGCATCTTTGACAAGTTTAGACAATGCTCAGTTTGAACAGTGTACATTGCCTAAGACCGTGTCATATTCAGGGGATATATCGGGGTGGATGAATATTGCCTTCGGTAATTTCTGGGCAAATCCGTTTGCCTCGGTTGAAGGCAACCATCTTCTCATCGGTGGGACAGAATTGACTGAAGTCGTGATACCGGCAGGTGTCACTGTAATCAAAGATTATACATTCAAGGGTCTTGATGCCCTGACCTCGGTGACAATATCCGACAGCGTCACCTCAATCGGCAACGGCGCATTCACTGGATGCCGAGGTCTGACCTCGGTGACAATCCCCGACTCAGTAACCTCAATCGGTGAGAGCGCATTCTCTGCCTGCAGCGGCCTGACCTCGATGACAATCCCCGACTCCGTCACCTCAATCGGCGGCAGCGCATTCTATAACTGCAGCGGCCTGACCTCGGTGACAATCCCCGACTCCGTCACCTCAATCGGCAGCCAAGCATTCTTTGGGGGCAGCGCCCTGACCTCACTGACAGTGAGGGCGACAACTCCCCCGACGCTTGGTAACAACGCATTCAACTATACCTCGTCGTCGTTGGTCATATACGTTCCCGCCGAGGCGGTCGAGGCTTACAAGGCAGCGGCCAATTGGAGCACCTACGCGAGCAGGATTCAGGCTATAGCTGAATAAGAAAAAAACAATAAAAACACATGGGAATATTAGTAGTAAACAGCGACCCCGCTGCACTGTGGGGCAAGGTATACATTCAGTTCGCAGACCCCGCGGTGAAGGCAATCTGCGTCGATAATTGGGGCAGCGACGGCGAAATAACTGACGAGCAAGCGGCCGCTGTAACAGACCTCGGCGACGCATTCAAGGGCAATGCAGACATAACCTCCTACGATGAGCTGCGCTACTTCACGGGGCTGACCTCGATAGGTAAGCAAGCATTCTACGGATGCACCTCGCTGACCTCACTGACAGTACCAGAGGGTGTGACAACAATCGCCGGTAGCGCATTCTATGAGTGCTCCGCACTGACCTCGGTGACTTTGCCTGAGAGTGTCACGTTAATCGCTATCAATTCATTCTATGGCTGCAGCTCGCTCACCTCACTGACAGTCAGAGCGACAACCCCGCCATCGTTGGACCGTAGCGCAATCAGCGCAATTCCTCAGGGTTTCACAATCTACGTGCCTGCCGCAAGTGTCGACGCTTACAAGGCGGCAAACGTGTGGAGCAACTACGCGAGCATGATTCAGGCAATAACTGAATAAAAAACAAACATCAATACAAAAATGGCAAAGAAAAAAGAAAAAGAGATACGCTCATTCTCGCTTGAGTGGCGAAGGTCTGAGGACGACCCCCGCAGAGTGGAGGGAGTGGCCGCAGTGTTCAACTCGGAGTCTGAGGACCTCGGATTCAGAGAGCTGATTGCGGAGGGAGCAATTGACGACGAGTGCATTCAGCGCTCTGACGTGTTCGCATATCTTAACCACGACGACAGCAGGGGCGTGTTGGCGCGCTCTCGCAAGGGCAAGGGCAGCCTGAGGCTGTGGCTTGACAGCGAGGGGCTGCACTACTCATTCAGCGCACCCAAAACTGCGCTCGGCGACGAGCTGTTGCAGTACCTCGAGAGAGGCGACATCACAGCGTCAAGTTTCGCGTTCACGGTCGGGGACGACCATTGGGAGAACAGAGACGGGCAGGTCTACCGCACAATCACCAAGATTGACAGGCTCTACGACGTGAGCCCTGTTTTTGAGCCGGCGTATCAGGCCACGAGCGTGGCGCAGCGCAAGGCCGAGGACCTGTCAGAAGTCATCGAGGCGCTCGACAAGGCGCAGGCCGAGGTTGACGCACTGTTCGTGTAACCACATATTTATATAAAAAACCATGAAAAAATGAAGTACACAAACACCGTGGAGATACGCGACAGGCGCGGCGTAATACGCCAACAGGCCAACGACCTCATAGCGCAAGCACGCAAGGAGGTCAGGTTGCTGACTGACGAGGAGCAGGCCACGCTTGAAGCAATCAAGAAGGAGGCTCAGGAACTTGACGAGGAGGAGCGCTCAATCGTGGACGCTCTCAACGCAGTCGAGAACCCCGTGCCCGAGACCCGAGAGGGAGAAATGAATAAAAACACAACATCTAATAAAAGAATGGAAAAGAGATTCTCATTGCTTGGCGCAATTAACGCCATTGCCAACAACCAACCGCTCGACGACGTGTCGAGGGCTGTCATAGCAGCCGGCGCTGAAGAGGCACGCCGTGCAGGCATTGCCGCACAGGGTCAGATTCAGATTCCTATGAATACCGAGCAGCGCGACATTGTCAGCGTAACTTCTGAGGGTGAAGACCTCGTCCCGACCGACATTTGGGATATTGTCACCCCGCTGAGGGCACGCAACGTGCTCGCTCAGGCAGGTGCCCGCATGTACACCAACCTCGTGGGCAACGTGCAGATTCCTGTCATGGGAGCGACAAACGTGACGTGGGAAGGCGAAATCGCCCCCGCAAAGGACGGAGCGCCGGCATTCACCCACAAGACACTGTCGCCTAAGCGTCTCACCGCCTACATTGACGTGAGCAAGACTCTGCTTCATCAGACACAGAGCATCGACGTTGAAATGGCTCTGCGCAACGACCTCATCGCCGCAATCAACGCCAAGATTGAGGAGACTGTCCTCGGTTCTGCCGCCGGTTCAGCGACACAGCCCGCCGGCATTCTGTCAATCGTCACTCCGGAGACCGTGAGCGACTTTGCGGACATTGTAAACCTCGAGTCTGAGGTGGACGAGGCCAACGTCGTCGGCGACTGCGCATACGTGCTCAGCAACAAGGCAAAGGCGGCCATGCGCTCGATGATTAAGGGCACAAACGGCACCGGCATGGTGTATGAGAACGGCGAGGTCGACGGGACACGCGCCTACAACACTTCAAACGTGGCTGCCAAGAACTACATCTACGGAGATTGGAGCAACCTCGTAATCGGCGCATTTGGCGGAATCGACCTGATTGTCGACCCGTACACCAAGGCGACCGAGAATCAGATTCGCATCGTGGTCAACTTCAATGTTGACGCGGCAGTTCTCCGTGAGGACGCATTTGTCGCAGGCGCGTTTGAATAAAATTCCAATGAGCAACAGCAATGTATCTGCAGCTATATCAACTGAAGAAGCACCTCAACATCGACGCTGAGTTTCATGACGACGACGAGTACCTGATGGACATCGCCCTCGTTGCCGAGAACATGGTGCAGCAGAACATTGACCGCTCATTCAGCGAGTTAGAGGACGGGGAGGGGAACCTCCCCGCACCTTTGACACACGCAATGCTTCTGCTTGTCGGCAACTTCTACGCCAACCGAGAGAGCGTCACTTACGGCGCTGCCTCACCTCTGCCGCACGCATACGAGTACATCATCAAACTGTATAAAAATTTCAACGGCGACGCTGCCGGAACAGCGCCAATCAGCCAATGATAGCGGGACGACTCAACGAGGTAGTGCATGTGTGGCGACCGACCACCGAGGTCAACGAGTACGGCGAGAGGGCGGAAACATGGAAACGTGTCTACACCACCCGCGCCCGTGTCGAGTACACGGGAGGAAGTCGGGCAGTCGAGAACGATGAATTGTGGAACCCATACTCAAAGCGGTTTGAGGTGCGCTCTTATGTGCCCGTGGACGAGCAATGCCGCATCGAGTGGCAGGGGCAGCAGTGGAGGGTGCTCTCGGTCGAGCACAACCGCGAGTGGAATGAAATAATCCTCAACACAGAGCTCGTCAATGAGTAGCGCGGCAATCGACATAGACATCCGTGAGGTGGACGCAATCTTGTCACGACTTGACAAAACCACCTGCGAAAACATCATCTTTGAGGGCCTGAGGCAGGAGAGCAACTCGCTGAAACTGACGACACAGAGAGTGCTTCTCAACCGAGTGCCAGCAGCGTCGAGCACAAGACTCACGGGCAGACCCATGTATGAGGGCGTTCAGAACAAGCACCGCAAGAAATGGCTCGATTCAATCGTACATGTCTTTGGAGACCACCGGTTAAGGTGGTTGGAAGGAGGCACAGCTGACAGGTACACGGGCAAGCGAAACGTCTACGACAAGATAACAGGCGAGTTCACCGGACAGAGGCGAATCATCCGCAAGCGGCGCAGCGAGCGCAAGAACGTAATCAGGTACACAGGCCGCATGAAGGCAAGGCACTTTTTCGCAGACGCGAGGCGGCAGACGGACGCGGTCGACATAATGACCAAGGCAATAATCAAGGAAATCGAGAAGGTAACCGGTGAAAAACTTCAGAGTAGGTAACGACATCGTTCAGTTGGTGACAAGCGACATCACGCTCACGCACACCATCGGCAACAGGATTTATCCCCTTGTGGCCAAGACGGAGGCGACGTATCCCTTCATTGTCTATCGGCGCATAGGCTACACTCCCGAGGGTGACAGCAAGGATTCAGACGGCGAATCGTGCACCGTGGAGTTCGCTGTTGTCGAGCCAAGGTATGACCTCTGCGTCGAGGTCGCGTCGGCACTGTGCGACTGCCTCCAACACGCCCAAACAACTAACATCGCGGACATTCAGCTTGTCAACAGTTCAGAGGACTTTATGGACGAGGCGAATGTCCAACGGCTCACCTTCAGGGTGACTATAAATGAATAATAACAAAAAATTTTTTGTAAAATTATGAAAAAGATAAGAGGACAAGAGCTGATGCTTTTCCTGCACGGCAAGAGCATAGCCTTCGCCACCAACCACACGCTCAACATCTCGGGAAATACCGAGGACACAAGCAATAAGGACGAGGGAGCGGGCGATTGGGCATCGTCAGAGGTGAGCCTTCTGAATTGGCAAATCACCACCGAGAACCTGTTCTCATTGGACGGGGAAGGGAATAACTATGCAGACCTGTTTGACGCAATGATTGCCAAAGAACCCATCACAGCGGTGTTTGGGATGCACGCCGAGAGCGGCACGGAGGTACCGTCAGGCGGATGGACACCCAAGGCAGCGTCGGCGGCCAACCCGATGTATGAGGGCGACGTGGTCATCACCGAGCTCGACCTCACCGCTCAGAACGGTCAGTTCGCCAACTTCACCGCCACATTCCAAGGCGTGGGCGCTTTAAAAAAAAAAGTGACAGCGTAGGTCCGCAGACAGTCACGACCGGCGTGGCTTACGACGCTTCAAAGGTCTACCATGTCGAGCTTGACGACGTGGGCATGCCATTCTCGATAGAGGGCACTCTCACAGGCGGCGGAACTGACATAGCGGTCACGGTTACACCGCATGTCGACTCACCGACGAGCGAGACAGTGACAGACGTAGTCGCAGAGCCTCACGTCTACGTGACGGTCAACGACGTGACGCACAGTCCGGAGGACGCGGTCGCTGACTTCAATCTCTATTTCGCTCAGCGCAACGAGATAACGTTCAGCTCCATCGTCGGCTGCACCATCACCTACACCGCGTAGCCATATTGTTCTGTATATCGTTGTTGAATGGGTTGCCCGCCGTAGACGGGTGACCCATATTTATGTATATAAATCAGACACAAAACAATATGGAAAAAGTGAAAATCAACGGGCGCGAGTACGCCGTCAAGTACACAATCAGGGCGCTGTTCATCTATGAACAGATAACGGGCAAGCCGTTCGCTGTGGAGACCTCAATGGACTCATACATTTTCGTGTATGCCATCCTGTTGGCAAACAATCCCGACAATGTGCTCTCATGGGACGAGTTCGTGGACGCGTGCGACGCTGACCCAACGCTGTTTGGGAGGCTGAACGAGGCTGTCAACAGGGCGAGCAAGATGGAGCAGATAATGCAGCCGAGCGACGACGAGGGAACAAAAAAAAAGAAAAAATAAGCGTCACCCGACTGTTCGCAATGCTCACGCTGCAGCTGCACATCGCCCCCGACTACGTTCTTGACCGCATGCCCATGTACGAGGCGCGTGCGCTCATGGACAACGCCCATCTTGCGATAAAAGACGGTTGGGAACAGGCGAGGATGGTGAGCTACATTACAGCGCAGTGTCAGTCATCCAAGCGGCTCGACCCCGACGACATCATGAAACTTCCGTGGGAGGGCAAGGAGGCAGAGAGCGAGCCCGTCACCGAGGAACAGATTCAGGCGCTGAAGGCCAAGGCCGAGGACTACGCCCGCACGCATTTCAGACAGGCTGAGAAACGATAAAAATGAAAATACACCTTATATATAATGGCTGAACTATCAGTAACGCTCAAGGGCAAGGACGAGCTCTCACAGACAATCAACGAGGCAAAGAAGTCACTCAACGACTTCTCCAACTCGGGCGCGAGGTCACTCGGGCAGATTGACGACCGTTTCAAAAAGATACAGGCATCAAGCGCCCCACTGAAACGTCAACTGCGTGAGCTGAAGGCAATCATGGCCGACATGCAGATGGGTGGACTGCAAGGCACTGAGCAATATACAAAGATTGCCACCTACGCAGGTCAGATTCAGGACGCAATGAGCGACGCGTCACAGGCAGTAAAGCGCTTCTCAGACGACACGCTCAACCTCAGCGCTGCGAGCGACGCGATGCAGGTGCTCGTGGGTGGAGCGACAGCGCTCACCGGTGCGATGAACGCCTTCGGTATCGAGAACGACAAGGTCAAGGAGGCAATTCTGAGGGTGCAGAGCGCAATGGCAGTGCTCAACGGCGTGCAGGTCATCGCCAACAAGCTGAACAAGGACAGCGCCCTCATGCAGAAGTTGAAGGCAATACAACTCAACCGCACGGCGGCGGCGACAGCACGCAACACGGCGGCGACAGCGGCGGACACGGTTGCCAATCAGGCCAACGCGGCGAGCGCAACGGCAGCGACAGCGGCCAACACCGCATTGGCCGTGGCAATGAAGGCAGTTCCGTGGGTCGCAGTGGCAAGTCTCGCGATAGCAGCGGGTGCGGCAATATACGACTACATGTCAAGAACCAACTCTGCGAGCGAGGCCGAGAAGGAGGCTGCAAGAAAACGGCAGGAATACGCCAAGACCTTGCAGGATATCAGCGAGGCGGCCTCACGCTCAGCGGCAAAGCAGGTGACAGCATTCATGCAGCTCACCAACGCATGGAGGCAGCTCAGCACGGAGCAACAGAAAAACGCATGGATTAAGGAGAACCAAAAAGCCTTCAACGACTTGGGACTGTCAATCAAGGGCGTGGCCGACGCTGAGAACGTGTTCACGAGAAACACGGGCACTGTAATCAAGGCAATGCTCAACCGAGCGGCAGCGGCAGCGGCGACGAGCGTAATGGAGCAGAAAATGCAACAGGCACTCGCCGACTACAACAAGGTCGAGAAATACCGCAACTTCAAGCGCGGCGACGTGGTTGACGACACGAGCGGACTCGTGGAGGGGCGCGACTACTCACCCAAATATTACAACGGTGTCAGGATGCCCGGCGGTTTCCTCACTGATTCCGGTGCGGCCAAGGCCACACAGCGTGACAGAGAGAGAGCGCAGAGGCAGATTGCTCAGAACCACAACGACGCAATGGAGAGCATCCGCGGCATGAGCGCAATGGTGCAGCGCTTCGTCGACGCGCTAAACCGAGAGTTTGGCATTTTGACAGACTCAGTTCCGCAGTACAAAGGCACTCCGACCTCAACCACGTCAACCACCCCGACACGCACCGGCAAGACGGACACCACCAAGACCGAGAAGAAGGCCGAGGAACTTGTGAAGGGGTCATGGGAGTGGTTTCAGGCGCAGATTTCCGCATTCAAGAAGGAGGCGGACAAAGCAAGCACGCAGCAAGAACGCGACAGGCTGTTGCGCAATGCACGAGCTATGGAAACAGAGCGAGACGTGAAGTTCTCCGGACTTCTCGATATATCACCGAGCGACCTCACGGCAGAGCTCAACGAGCAACTGAAGAAGGTCAAGGTCGAGCCGATGAAGATACCTGTGCAGGTCGATGTCGACCCCGTCGAGGAGGCAAAGCGGAAGAGCGAGGCCATACTAAAACAGACCGAGGGTCTGAGGACAGCGGCTACAGCGGCGGGCGAGGCATTCAGCGCAATGGCCAGCGCGATGGACAACGGCACGGCAAAGACAGCGGTCAACCTCATGGGCATGCTCGCACAGGCAATAGTCACGATGATTCAGGGTTATGCCACAGCGACAGCGCAGTCGGCCACATTGGGCCCGTGGGCATGGGCAGCGTTTGGCCTCACCGGCCTCGCACAACTCATGGGCATGATTGCGATGGTCAAGAACGCCGCAAACTCATTCGCAGAGGGCGGCATTGTGGGAGGCACAAGTTACAGCGGCGACCGTGTACCCGCCTTCCTCAACTCGGGCGAAATGGTGCTCAACCGTCGACAGACCCGCAACCTCTTCAACCTGATAGACTCAGGCCGCAACTACGGGGGCGGTGTCGCAGAGGTGCAGCTCAAAGTGAGGGGCAGCGACCTCTACGGCGCACTGTCCAATTATAACACGATAACAAGCAAGACGCGCAGATGACAATATCAGGCTCATTTTATGACACACAGAACAGACAGGTCACTGTCACATTCGTGAGCGAGGCGGAGGGCAGTGACATCACAATAGGCGAGGGCGGACTGCACTTCAGCGGCGACCCCGTGCACATAAGGCAGGAAGTGGACGACAGCACCACGCATCTAATCATGCGCTCGTGTGAAATCGGCTTGGTCACGAAGGATTACGTCGGAGACCTGTTGTGGTCGCCCGCACCGCGATTCATCACGTGCAAGGTTGAGTCAGAGGGCACCACGCTGTTTGACGGCTATGTCGAGCCAATGACATTCTCGCAGCCGTTCACCTATCCCATCGACGGTTTCACCGTAAACGCAATCGACAAGGTGGCCGCGCTTCAATACGAGAACTACAGACAGGCACGAGGCGACACATACGAGGCGCTGAGGTCTGCGGCCGACGTGGTGACAGCCAAGGCAATGCTCACCGCAATGCTCCCGTCCGGCAATATCTACTACGACAACAGCAAGGCGGTCGAGCAAGGGCGCGAGTCCACGCTGTTGGACGACGTTGCAGTCAATGAGCTGATATTCTTTGGCGACGATGTGGACAACATGGACACGCGGGAGGATGCACTCACCAAGATGCTCAGATACCTAAACCTGCACCTCATGCAGATAGGTGACGACTTCTACGTGTTTGATTGGGGCACAATACGTGCCGGCAACACCTCGTGGACAGAGATTCGCACAGGCGACAGCGTCACACTGACAATGCCTCTCACTCACCTCACCACCGACATGCACGGCGCGGCGGACACTCAGATAACAGTAGGTGAGGCATACAATCAGGTCAGCGTGCAGTGCTCGCTCGACGACGACAACGACACCATCATCAACTTGCTCGACGACGACACACTCTCATCGCGTTGGACAAACAAACAGCTCTACTGCCGAGAGTACATGCAGACGAGCGGCAACATGAGCGGCAACGACAACAGGCAGCGTTTCAGGCAATGGATGTACAACGGCGTGTGGACGGGACCCGAGGCAGACACCCCAAAAGCAAAAGATTGGTATATCAGATTGCTCGAGGCCAAAGGGTGGGAACTGAGCGTCTACGGAGGCGGCCTCAACAAATGGGGCTACGATTGGGAGACCGACGAGAACGGTGTATATATCAATCAACACCTGCCCGCATATAACAACATGTACCGCACTTACTCGCTCGGGCTGTATTCCTTCGGAAGCGTCGACACCAAGCCCGCCACTCAGGACAACGAGCCAATCGGCAAGATTACAATGTCCAATTACATCTACATCAGCATAAATCAGATTGCGGGCAGCGGCATCCACCCGTTGGAATGGAACACGCCGTTAATGACATACACAGGCGGCAGCGGCGGCACATTCTCGCCCGTGGACGACGCAACGACCAACTACATAGTGTTCACCGGAAGCATACAGCTGCAGCCCGTTGTGCCCACATCCAAGGCGTGGTCGCAGGTCTACGGACCCGGCGGAACTAACGACTTTGGTACGGTGGACACCGGCGTTGACGGCAAACGTCTGTACGTGCGCAGATTCATAGACAAGAAGTACCCGAGCGACCGCACAGTGCTGCAGAACGGGCGCGACGCCTCTCTCGTGCCGCCCGTCGAGGGAGCGCCACAGTCATTGCGCTACAACCGCTCTGTCGATTGGATGTCGAGCGACCTCATCGCCAAGCTGCCCGTGTTGGAGTGCGAGCTGATTATCGGGAACAAGCGCCTCGTCGAGACAGACATGGACGAGTATGGCAACAGCACCTTCAGATGGTACACGCTCGGACAGGAACCCACGGCCACGTATGAGGGCGAGACCTACACGCTCACCACCTTCTCGCTCGGCATAAACCCCAAGGTCGGCGACTACATACTCGGCACGGAGTACAACCTGCAGAACACCGTGAACATTGACATGAACCTCAACGTCGAGGGCACTGCCATCCCAATCAAAAAGAGCGACAACCTGTCAGGCGCGGTGTCGTTCCGTATATTGGGCGCAATCAACTCGACGTATGACAACGCTGTAAGAAGGCACCCGACATGGTTCAGGCACACAACATGGACTACAACAGCGGTCAGTCTGTTGAGTCACGTCAACAACATAATCATCAAGGACCTGAGGGCGCAGACATTCAGCGACAACGCCAACAACGACGTGCTTGAAGAGAAGGACCTGATTTATATAAGCGACGAGGACTCTCGCTACATCAACCGCTTGGAGGCCGCAGACATGGACATCATAACGCAGCCGACATCCGACGAGTGCGCACAGCTCGGAATAAAGAACGCAGTGTTCACCAACGCCGCAATAGACGCACGCGACAACTCGCTCCTCGGCGGACTCTACAACGCAGTGACGGGCGAGAACGCAAAGGCTGAACAGCATTATGTCGATGCCTATTGGCATGAGTTCCACATGCCCCGCATTCGCATGAGCGCCACGCTGCACGACGACACCATTGCGCCGCTCGGAAGATACGAGTCAACGCCACTGCACCGCTCATTCACGCCGCTGTCGCTTGACCACGACGTGAGAATGTGCGACACACACATAACGCTCAAAGAAATACCAAATTAAGACATGATTAACATTATACAATTGGCCCGTGGAAGAAGCGGGAGCACCACACGCAGAGGCACGGCTGATACAGTGGAGGGCAAGATACAGTCATTGCAGCGTCAGATTGACACCATTGTGCAGCCGCAACTCGACACAGTCGAGGAGAAACAGGCCACCAACCAAGCACAGGCCGTGAGCATGATAGACGAGGCAATGCGAATACTGCGAGAACAGGCAATCAAGATTGAGGACTTGGAGACGAGAGTGTCAGCGCTTGAAGGGAACTGACAAGCACAACCACCTACTGAAACGGGCGGGCCTGTGAGAAGGTTCGCCCATATTTATAGTTAAAAGATTGAGAGATGAAAAAAGAGACAAAAGACAATATCACGGTCGGCTCGGCGCTCGGAATGCTGACCTTTGGAGTGGCGCTCACGCTTGCGGCATTCCTCATGCCACCCGTCGGAGAAATACATGACAGCGTGCTGTGGGTGCTCGGTCAATCGCTCATCTATGCGGGCGGTGCGTTGGGCATTGCCAACTACGCGAGGCAGTCGGCACGAGAGGCAGTCGAGGAGATGGAGCGAGAGCGGGAGCGGAAGGACAAGCCCAAAGAATGAATAAATATTTATACATCTTTTTTGTATATTTATTTTTCTTTTGAATACCCCCCCGAGGGTCGATTCCTGTGAGAGGGCACGCAGAATCGCCTTGAACTTCGCTCGCCAAAAAAATGGGCATTTTGCGAGGTTTTGCCCGCCCGATTTGCAATCACAAAAAATACGGGACTGAATTTTTATCAGATTCAGCCCCGATTATTTTTTGCATACGGAAATGGTAAACAATGTTAAAACATGAGGGCCTATTTCCCTACCCGTTGGCTGATTGAAAAATTAGCCTTATCTTTGCCAAAGAAATTACAACATTAACAACCAATTAACGATTAACAACCAATGGCAAAGGCAATCATATTCACCCGCGTGAGCACTCAGAAGCAGGACGCAGACGTGCAGGAGGCCGCCCTCTACCGCATGGCAGAGCGTGACGGTTACGCCGAGTCGGACATTGTGTCCATAAAAGAAAAAGAGTCGGGAATCAAACTCAGCGAGGAGGAGCGCGTTGGACTTAACCGCCTGAAGGAGGAGGTCGGCAAGGGCGGTGTCGAGTGCGTGTACGTGCGCGAGGTGTCACGCATCGGACGCACCAAGAAGGTCGTGTACTCGGTCGTTGACTACCTCATCGAGCACCGCATTCAGCTCTGCATATACGAGCCGAGCATGCGCCTTCTCAACGACGACGGCAGCGAGAACGACATGAGCATGATGGTGCTCAGCATGTACGTGCAGATGAGCGAGCGCGAAATGAAGGTCAAGCGTGTGAGGTTCTCTCAGGCCAAGGAAAAAATGTCACTCAACGGAATGTGGAACGGCGGCGGCAAAGTGCGCTACGGCTACCGTATCGCCGGACGCAAGTATGAAATCGACCCTGTCACCTCGGCCACAGTGAAAGAAATATACAGGCTCTACCTTCAGGAAGGGGCGGGCGTGTCGAGCGTAACGGCGCAGCTCAACGGCAGGGGTGTCGACATCGACAAGCGCATGGTCAGGCGCATTCTCATGTTTGAGGGGTACACGGGCGAGTGTCAGGTGGAACGAGGCAACCGCCGCACCTATCCCATCATCATTGACCGCGAGACCTACGAGCTCGCCAAGGCCAAGCGTCAGGACAAGAACAGATACAAGGACAAGTCGTCAGCGCACTACCTCGGCGCGGGCCTCGTGGTCTGCCCATACTGCGGGCACCATTACACACCACAAAGGTCGCTGAGGGTGTACTCGTGCATCGCGAGCACAAACAAAGGATACTACCACGCCGAGTGCAAGGGCAGCGTCTCAATCAACATCAACGCCCTCGACACAATCCTGTGGGAAGACGCAAAAGACACCTACATCGACACTCTCATGGAGGACAGCGCAGAGCGCAAGGCCGAGCTGACCTCACGGGTCGAGGAACTGAGGGAGAAGTTGTCTGCGATTGACAAGCGCATTGAATCGTCAGAGTTACGCAAGGCCACATTTGACGACCAATTCGCTGTCGGCACGCTCACGGCAGAGCGTTACGAGGCACTACTTGCCAAAATCAGACAAACCACAGAGGGCGACCGCAAGCAGCGTGCACAGTTTCAGGCGTGGCTCGGTGACGCTGAGACGCAGTTGTCGGAAATTGACAACAGGGGCGATTTTGTCGAGGACTATCACGCTGCGAGAATGTACATTGCCCAACTGCCGAGAGACTTCTCGTACATGTACACGCTCACCCATCGCATGATACGCAAGGTTACAGTCGAGCGCTCCGAGTGCGTACGCGAGAGGACAACGATGGTAACGTGCGAGCACCACGACGGCACGGAATCGGTATACCACTTTTTCCCGCTGCGCAGAGGAAAATGCAGATACGCGAGAATGGCTGACACGGTTGTCGGTATGACGAGGGCGGAAGCGGACGCGAAACCCTACTTCATCGAGGACATTGAGGTAATTGAGCGTGTGCGTCCCCGCAAGCGCAAGAAGTGACACACCACGCACGGGCACAAAAAACGGCACTGTCCTCACGGATGGTGCCGTTCTGCACATTAATAAACCAATTAAATTACCTATCTTAGAAATATGACAACCAATTGCTAATATAAATAGCGAGCAATCTACGTTAATCTGCCCCATCCGGCGGATTTTTTTCAAGATTTTGCCGCCAATTCTCGTAATAATCGCCTGAGAGTATGTCGCCCAACAGGTCGGGCGGAATCTGCAGTTTGTGGGCGTGTATGAGCGAGTGGCATGTGCTGCACAGCGCAATGAGGTTGGTGGGGCACAGAAGTAACTCAAGTTTCTGAGCGTTGGTCAGACCAACACGGAACGGCGACGAGATATGATGCACGTGTTCCGACGGCGTGACCTTGCCCTCGTGCTCGCAGATTGCGCAGACGGGATGCGTCATGCGGACGAACTTGCTCAGCTCGCGCCAAGCGTCGAGCTTGTACAGCTCGTGCCGCTGTTGCGCTCTGAACGACTGCCTGCGCTTCTTTCTCAGTTTCTTTATTGTAGGCATTTCAGAATTGCCGTTACAACGCCTTTTACTGCGGCGACGAGATACAACATTGCCGCGTATGTGAGGAGTGTGTCCACCGCCTTTGCCGCCGTGCTGAAATGAGGAATCAGCCACCACACGGCCAATCCCGCGAGTATTGTCATGATTGCACATACAACTATGCCAATGTATGTTTTCTTTTTGTCCTCCATTCTGTTCTGTTTTATTCATAAATATATGTACGCGCCCGCACGCGTGTCACGCGCCCGCGAAGGGATAGACACCGACGCACAGTCGGAAGGGCATGAACACTGTCATCTGCGCCTCAACGCTGTCGTCCTCGCTGAGTTGGTATTTCCGGATGTGCCAAGGCCGCACAATACAGTCACGCAGGTCAATTCGTCTGAGGTCGTAGACGTAGGCGTAACCTCTGTTGAGTACAACATATAGGCAACCGCACCCCATCGCGTCCGCCTCGGCGAGAAGCGCCCAATACTTGCGCCTGAGAATGGGGAACGTGCCGTAACTCAGCGGTTGGTCCCTCCATTTCAGCTCGACAATCCAACGCACACCGCAGACCTCGAGCACAGCGTCGTAATGAGAGTGAAGCGGCGCGGGCGTGAACACAATGTCGGCGTATGAGAAGGCACGGCGCAGCACGCTCTCTGCCACACCAAAGTCTCGTCTCTCACATTCCGCCATTGCCTGTTGGTCAACAGGATTTGTCATTTGCTCGCTATTTTACAGATAAATAGCGTTTTTGTTAACATTTATTAACAAATATGGGTTTGGGGACTGTTCCGCATGCACAAACACCTCATTTTCAACAATCTAATTTTCTATTGTCTGATTAAACACAATACTTGTCAGATTCCGACAAATTCCCAAAAATCCGTTAACATTCATTAACCAAAAAGATTTGCACGCGTGCTGAAAATGGCTGTACCTTCGCATCGTCAAATGACACAGACGGGTCAGTGACAGCGAATTGGATTGAGAACATCGAGGCAGAGCAAAGGTTAACGTAAGTTAATAACAATATATACAAAATTCAATTTTCAATCCAATTCCGAGGTCGCTTAACCGTGAGGTCAGGCGGCCTTTTTATTTTGAATTTATGTTTAACTTATAAAAATTTAACAATTATGGCAAGAACAAAGTATGAATATTGTAAGACTTACGCAACCGCCAAGCGGCGCAACCCGTGGGCGTGCAAGGTGGCCAAAATCAACAACGGACTGTACGAGTGTTTTGAGAGTGAGTCGGACTACTTGCGCCACATCAACAGCAAGAAACGAAAGTACCACACGAGCGCGTCACTGAAGGAGCGCGGATGGTCGGACACCATGATTAAGAACATACTCGGCGAGCCCGACGACTACATGGACAACCCCCACTACAAGTGCGCCGCACCGATGCGGTTATGGACTGTTGAGCACGTCCGCAAGGCTGAGAGACGCAAGGTGTTCAAGGAGGCGGCCGCCAAGTATGCGGCACGCAAGGACGGTGCAGCGGCAGCGGCACGCAAGGCGGTCGAGACCAAGCGAGAGAAGTGCCTCAGCTACGCGAGGACAGTGACCATTGACATCCCCGTTATGCCCAAGGACGAGCTGCTGACGGAGGCGATAGACAGCTACAATGAATGGCACTTATGGGACAGAAGATGCCTCATGCTCGCCGACAAGGACAGCGACCCCGATTTCCTCAACCGTATCACTGTCAACTACCTCAGGCACGAATGCACCGAGTACGACGAGCACCTGCGCGAGCTGAGCGGCAGCGTGGGCATTGAGGAGGCGCACGACATTCTCAAGGGGCGCGTCAACGAGGCAATCTGCAAGACCTATCCGCACCTTCACATCTAAAAAACAACAAAAGCAATGAAGAAGGCAATCATCATCATCATGTTGGCGCTCGCGGCACAGACGGCCATGGCAGCGCCGAGAGCAAAGAAGCACTCACGCAGACAGCACAAGGTCGAGCGCACGGTCGAGCGATACGACAGCGCCTACGTCACCATGTACGGCGAGACTCCCGATGGCATACTGAGAGAATACGTCGAGAAGGCGGAGGGCACGCTCGCACTGTGGCAGACAGTTCCCGTCGAGGTGAGGCAGTGCATGGACCCCTCAATCCTCGCGGACGAGCAATCGAGACTGTGGCAGTGGTACAACGACGTGTGGGGCGAGGTTCTCAGACAGGACGCTGAGGTTTGGAAGGCGTTCAGTGACATGGGCGACAAAATAGGCGAAATGAAACACAATCATTAAACAGATAGCTTCTTTTATACATACTATTAATTAATGTGGTCGCACCAACCCGAGACGGGCGAATGCGGCCTTTTTTACGTTAAAATAGCGAAAAAATGAGCAAAATCTCACCAAAAACGGGACTATCGTAGTATTTATTAATGCGCAATTTGGCGGGTGCAAACGGTGTTGGGCCAATTCCCAATTCCTCACCCAACACCGTCCGCCATTTCTTTTTACTCGGAATTGGGTGTATAACAAGTATTTACAATGAGGTATTGGGACAATTCACATTCACATTGCTGACAACCCGCGAGGGTTATGACCACAAGCCGACGCACGGAGAAATGCCTCGGCTGACCGAGTCGCTTGAACCGCGTGAACTGACAGTCACGTCACTCGCACGGCTGATTGAGCGCGGCCACTCGTTCCGCAACCGCCGCAACATGGACGGCACAGACCCCGCGTCCGTGATAATGGTCGACATCGACGACCTGCCCGCACACACAGACCTTGAGGCATTCACCAACTCGCTCACCATTGCACCGACGCTCGCATACACCACACCGAGCGACCTCACCTCCAAGAACGGCGGAGAACCGACGCGCAGGGTGAGGCTTCTCTACGTGCTCGACACACCGATAGACGACGCTGAGACGTTCGCACGCGCATACCGTCACATCATTGACGAGAACTGCATCGACACAGCGGACAACTGCGGCGAGAGGATAAATCAGATATTCCACGGCAACGGCACACACACAATGGAATGGCTGTGCTGTGACGGCGACATTCTGCCCCTGACAGCGTTGGACTTGCCGGACGACCGACAACCCGTCCGAGAAAAGAAATCGCCTCAGGCGAGGAATGTGGGGCGCTGTGCGCTTCCCGAGCGTTTCACCGAGCTGCTCAAGAACGATTGGCGCACGCTGTTCGCCGAGTTCGCCCACCTCAAGGCGGCAGACCACTCACAGGGCACACTCCACAAGTCGGGGCTGTGCTACGTTCATGAGGAAGGGAGTTATTACACCACCGAGTTCTCAAGGTGGGAGAACGACCCCGTCACGGGACGCATGAGGCGCAAGCGTTGGAAGGACGGCGAGGGGCGGAGGCGCAAGATATACATGGCCGCGTGCATTTACCTCAAAATAACGCCCGACCTCACGCTCATGGCCTTGGTCTACAACCTCGCGCTGTGGATGAGCCGCAACATAGACAACACCGCCGACACCATAGGCACGGGCGAAATTGTGTCAATCGCAGAGAGAGCCATGCTCCGGCGCACGCTACCGGCACCAAAATCAAAGAAATTCACCGTCAACCCCGAGTCTGAGGCGTGGGCCGCGCCCATAAGCAGACAGAAGCGCGTGGGCATGTGCAGACGCGCACTGACCGACGCTGCCATCGCTGAGCACTACGACCCGACGAAGTCAATCAGGGTGAACCAACGCATGATGCGAGAGGCGGGAGTGCGCGTGGGGCGCAACACCATCGCAAGATACCTCACAGGGGAGCGCGAGGACGACATCCCCCGACAGGAGAAGATTCAGATAAATGAAGATTTTTGGAAGGGGACCGGTGGGTGGCTCTACTCTAATAATATAGGTCACACCTCCCTACATATTAGTAGATTAGAGCCACCTGCGGAAGAAAACAACATTCAAAATAATAACAATATGGAAAACAGAGAGTTAAGTAGTGAAAAAGTGCGGTCCAAAGTGGTCCCCTGTAAGGAAAAAAGTGGTCCCCTGCGAGGGGAAAAGTGGTCCCCTGAGGGTGAAAAAGTGGGGTCCAAAGTGGTCCCCTGCGAGGGAAAAAGTGGTCCCCTGACGCGTCAGAAGGGGGAGTCTCTCGACGACTTCATTGCGCGATGGTACGACCCCGAGAAGTCGCTCAACGGCAACCTCAAGTGGGCGAAGGCGCACGGTGTCAAGGTGGCGAAAAAGTCGCTGATAAAGTATGCACACGAGCACGGGGGCAAGGTGCAAGTCAAGAACGACACCGACAAACCGGAACCGCGCATGTCGGACAAGCGCGAGGAACTTGTGCGCAGGGCGGCCAAGATTGGCGCTATTGTCGGAGTTCCTCTCACCGAGGAGCAACTGACTGAGAAGCGCACCGTCGTCATGGACCTGATTCGCGAGTTGGAGGCGACAGGCGACAGCGAGGAATGGAATCACCTCAACAACATAGTCAAGCCGCTGCTGAAGTCATATCCCGACAGCGGACTGTGGCACAATGACAGAGTGCGCATGCTCAACGCATACAGCCGCATGGCGTGCGCGAGAAACAACTCAATTATAGCATGAAGAATCAAACACGCAAACCCATGCCCGTGGTTCAGCTTGACGCTGAGACGGGCGAGTACGTGAACAGTTTCGCCTCGCTACGTCAGGCTGAACGTTCAACAGGAATCGGCAACAGCGACATAAGCAGGGCGGCGAGGTCTGTCATCCCCACGGCGGGCGGCTACCTTTGGCGCAGGGGGACAAAGTGGCACGCCACACCCACATGGCTCAGGCTTGCGAGAGAGCGCCTTGAGCGTGCGGTCAGCAACATCGACAGTGTGGACTTGCGGCCTTACCGGTAGCCATATTTATTTATGTCAATAAACATCAAAAACAGAAACAAAAATGGCACGAAAAAGCAAAAAAACGGTCAAGACGGCCACCTCAAAGCGCTACACGCACTACGACGAGAGGGCACAGGAACAGCTCGCCAACGTGGTGAACTACCTACTCGACGAGTACGGCAAAATATCGATGGATTGGCTCGGAAACCTCGACCAACTCGCTCTGAATTATCACCTCATGTTCCTTGCGGCGGACGCTCTCGAGACTGACGGGCTGATTGTCACCTCACGGCTCGGCGACCCAATGCGCAACCCCGCGCACAAGATACTCGTGGACGCTCAGACAGCAATCAACCGCCTGACCAAGGAATTGGGCATATCACCACTGTCACATGCACGCATTGCAAAGAACGAGACAGAGAGCGAGACCGTGGCGCAACAGAAACTCCTCGACAGCATTCTCAACTGATAACGAGCCAACCGCCACAGCGCCACGAAAAAGATACCTGAAAAATACACCCATTACGCCAACGCCGTGCTCAGCGGCGACATACTTGCATGCGACCACGTTAAGGCGGCGTGCAGGCGTTACTTGTCGTTTTTTGACAAATACGAGTTCTCAGCGGAGGCGTGCGAGAAGGTCATCAGGTTCGTGGGCAAGCTCAGACACGTGACAGGCAAGCACGCGGGGCAGCCATTCGTGCTTGAGGAATGGCAGAAATTCCTGATTTACAGCATTTACGGCTTCAGGCGCGAGGACGGCACTCGCTTGGTGCACAACGCCTATATCGAGGTAGCGAGGAAGAGCGGTAAAACAGCCCTCGTCGCTGCGCTGACGCTCTATCACCTCATTGCTGACGGTGAGGCCAACGCTCAGGTCATATTGTCTGCGACCTCGGCACGTCAGGCTGCGCTCTGTTTCAGCATGGCCAAGGATTTCATCAAGCCGCTCGACACCGAGCAGACACTGCTCAAGTACAGGCGCGACACAATAAAGTTTCCCCTCACAAAGTCGCAGCTAGAGGTGGTGGCCGCTGACGCTTCACGCCTCGACGGTAAGAATGCGTCAATGTTCGTGTGCGACGAGGTGCACGAGTTCCGAGACGGCAGCGTGTACAACGTGCTTCAGTCGTCGACAGGCATGCGCTCGCAGCCGCTCGGCGTTTGCATAACGACTGCGGGCTTCAAGCTGTCGGGATGGGCATACGATTACCGTGCCACCATGCTCGACCTAATACACGGCAACAAAGAGGACGACAGCACCTTCGCCGTGGTGTACACGCTCGACTACGAGGATGAGGCGACAGACCCGACAAAATGGATAAAGTCCAACCCCAACCTCGGGATTACGGTGAGCGAGAGTTACCTCAAGGAACAACTTCAACAAGCTCAGAACAACCCGTCGCTGTGGGTCAATTACCTGACCAAACTTCAGAACATGTGGGTGAGTAGCCGTGAGACGTGGATTGACGAGAAGTACATCCGCGCCGCATCCTCGCAGTGGGACATGGAGGAACACAAGGGAGAAGTCGTCTATCTTGGGCTCGACCTCAGTGCAGTCAGCGACATGACATCTGTCACGTTGTTGTTGCCCGTTGACGAGGGTGAGTCGTTCCTGTCTCGCACATGGTATTTCTTGCCTCAAGAGCAACTCACCGTCAGCGAGAACCGCGAGCGGTACAAGCAGGCGGCACGCAAGGGCGAGCTGATAATAACGCAGGGCAACGTGGTGGACATCGACTACATTGTCAGACACATCATGCAGTTGGCCGACAAGTACACCATCGCCGCCGTCGGCTACGACACATGGAACAGCACCGCCACCGCCGTGAGGTTGGAGGAGGAGGGCGTGAACATGCTGCCATACTCAATGTCAATAGCCTCAGTCAACCGACCGACAAGAGAACTTGAGCGCCTCATACTAAGTGGTAAAATTACCATGTGGTTCAACTCGCTTGACAGGTGGTGCTTCTCAAACGTCACGCTCAAATCTGATTGGAACGGCAACAGCCGCCCCGTGAAAACGTCGGCAAGTCAAAAAATAGACGGCGTGATGTCGCTTGTCATTGCGCTCGGTGCGTGGTTGAACACGACCCACATGGGCGACCCTGCGTTTGTCCTTCCGTCGGCGTGAGGCACATATTTAATAGAGAGATTATAATTCAGACTTCAGATTTCAGATGGGACTTTTTACTAAAAGGAAGAAGCCACAGGCCGAGGAGCGTGAGGTCACGCAGACCGTGCAGACGTACCTCGACAATGCGGCGTGCGCCCTCAATTACGGGTCGTTTGACCTTACGAGGTGGGGAGCGCTCAACATCGGCACGTTCTTCTCGTGCCTGCAACTGCTTAGCGGGAGCATCGCCATGCTGCCCGTCAAGGTTCTCGACACCTCTCACGACGGTGCAACCAACGAGGCGACCAACCACACGCTCAGCGTGCTGTTCAGCGGACGCAACAACAAGATGCGTCTCAGCACATTCGCAATGCTCAAGCAGATTATCGTTGACGTGGTCATGAGAGGCAACGCCTTCGTCTATGTCGAGAGAGGCAAGGACGGCGAGGTCACAAACCTTCGGTATCTCGAGCCGTCGCAGGTGGTCATAAACTACGACGTTACCCGCGACGTACTGTCATACACCGTGACCATGATGCGCGACGGCAAACAGATATACGGGCCGCGCAAGGTCGAGCCCGTCAACATGCTGCACTTCGCGATGTGGCGTGGACGTGACGCTGTCACCGGTGTGTCATTGCTCAACTATGCACGCAGGGCAATCAGGATAACGGGCGCAAACGAGGACGCGGCGGAGGACTTTTTTGCCAAGGGCTTGAACGTGAGCGGTTACTTGTCAAGCACGACACCAATCAGCCAAAAACAGAAAAAAGAGGTCAGCGACGCATGGACTCAGGCATACAGCGCAGGGGGCAGCGGTGTCGCAGTGCTCAACAGCAACCTCGCATACCATCAGCTCTCAATCAACCCGAGCGACGCTCAACTGTTGGAGTCGCGTGAGTACGGCGCTGTCGACATCTGCCGGTGGTTTGGCATAAACCCCGCGCTCGTCGGAGCGGGCGGAAGCGGCGTAAGCTACACCTCACTGTCGCAGTTGGTGAGCGCATTCCTCGTGTTCACATTGCAGCCGTGGATTACAATGATTGAAGATGAGCTCAACCGCAAGCTGCTCAGGCCGAGCGAGAGCGACCTGTCTATATGCCTCGACGAGGAGGAACTGTTGAGGGCGGACAAGTCGGCGCAGAGCACATACTACCGCACGATGGTCGAGACGGGCATCCTCTCAATCAACGAGGTGAGGCGCATGCTCGGTTATCAGCCAATCGAGGGCCTCGACAAGCACACTATCGCCTACACCGACGTGAGCATGAACACGCTTGACGATGCGAATAAAAACTCAGACAAAGATGAATAAAAATGAGGAGAATATCTAAGAACAGCGACATAGCGCTTGACGTGAGCACTCTCAGGGGCACGTCGGGAAAGTTCACCGCTACCTTCTACACGACCGAGCCTGAGAATTACCTCATCAAGCGCACGAGCGCACAGGTGGTCACGGACGAGGACAGCGGAAGGCGGACACTGCCGTTGAATTGGACAGAGCTGTCGACGCTCCCCGAGGGCGTGCTGAACTACACCGTCAACGCCATGAGCGACGACTCGGACTTTGACGACGGCGTGTACAACGCCACGTATCAGGGCAGCACAATTTACTATATCGTCAACGACAGCGACGACCACGAGGCGGCAATACAGGAACAGATTGACGAGCTCGACATCCGCGTGACCGAGAACGAACAGGCGGACGCTCAGCGCGACACACGCCTCGCTGAACTTGAGGCGGCACTCACCGCTGAGACACAGGCAAGGACGGACGAGGACCAAAACCTCAATGCGAGGGTCGACGAGCTCGGCAACACCACATCCACGCTCAGCTCAGAGCTTGCGGGGCTCCGCACAGACATGGGCGGCGAATCGGAAGCGAGACAGAATGCGGACACAGCTCTCGGCGGACGCATAGACACGCTTCAGTCGCATGTCGACAGCGAGTTCATTGACCTCAACGAGACCGACTCTCACCTGCTTGGACGCATAGAGACGCTTGAGACACAGTCCACAGCGCTCGGCGGACGCATAGACAGTGAGGCGGCGACAAGGCAACAGACCGACGCACAGCTGTCAGAGGCAATACAACAGGCACGCACCGACGTTACAGCGGCATTCGCAGAGGTCTACGAGAACCTGTCTCCCGTCGCACAGAGGTCAATTCAGAATGAGACCCGCTCGATTCAGAATGAGAACCGCATTAACAGTGTGGAGACCAAGAACACCGCACAGGACACCGCCATCAGCGGTCTCGACACAAGGGTGACAGCACTTGAACAGGCAGTTCCGCCCGCATACGACGACACAGAAATCAGACAGGTGACGAGCGAGGCGCTGACAGACTTGAGGTCAATAATCTACGCAAACGAGAGAGTAACGAGCGAGGCGCTGACAGAACTCAGGGCGCTGTTGGCAGGAATAGACGCGAGACTGACGGCGGCAGAGACAGACATAACCACACTCGACACCACCATGTCGCAGGCAGTAACACAGTTGGCAGAACGATGACACAGCATTTCAAGATTTTCGCGACTCAGGCGGACTACGAGGCATACATAGCGGGCGAACACGCGACACCGTTGGTCGCCTACATAAGCGAGACGGGCAAGTGCGTGCTCCCCGAGGGCAGCGGTGGAGGAGGAGGCAATCAGTTGCTGCGTAGCATTGACATTGACGACTTCACCGGAACGACCTTGAACAAAGGTTATACTTACATCACGGAGGCGCATATTCCCGACGGGGTCACATCCATCAGCCAAGAGGCATTCTATCAGTGCAGCGGACTGACATCGGTGCGCATACCCGCCTCCGTCACCTCCATCGGCAGCAACGCATTCCGCGACTGCACCGCACTGACCTCGGTGACCATCCCCGACGGGGTCACCACCATCGGCGGGCAAGCATTCCAACAATGCACCGCCCTGACAAGCGTGACCATTCCCAACTCCGTCACCACCATCGGATTTCAAACATTCTACAACTGCCGCGGGCTGACCTCGGTTACAATCCCCGCCACCGTCACCACCATCGGACAGAGCGCATTCTTAGGATGCAGCGGACTGACCTCGGTTACAATCCCCAACTCCGTCACCACCATCAGCACCCAAGCATTCTCCAACTGCGGCCTGACATCGGTGGACATCCCCGCCTCCGTCACCTCGATAGGTATCAGGGCATTCCAACAATGCGCCGACCTGACCTCGGTGACAGTGAGAGCGACAACCCCGCCGACGTTGGATGGCAACGCATTCGATTACACCCACGCCGACCTCGTCATCTACGTGCCCGCAGCAAGCGTAGACGCGTACAAGGCAGCTGCCAATTGGAGCAACTACGCAAGCAGGATTCAGGCTATTTCTGAATAAAAAATGAATAAAAGATTAAAAACATCATAAAAATCATGGCAGATTACTTGAAAAAATTCGCCACACAGGCGGACTACGACGCTTACATACAGGCGGGTTATCCAAAGCCCAACGTCAGTTACATAGAGGACACGGACGAGACGATTTTCACCAACTATCAGGATGCACCGGCGGGACCGGACAGGG